GTTTATGTTCAAACTAAAACCAAAAAACTATGTTTAAATATTATTGTAAAAATTGTAACGCAAAAAAAAATTTAGAAAAAGCAACGCTTGAAATTTGTGATGGAAAAGTTCGAACAAGAGAGGCAAAATGTGAATGCGGTGAATACATGATTGAAGTCGAAAAAGAATTTGGTGTGCCTTATTTGATTAGAACTGAGCCAACATTAACTAAAAAATAATGGCTAGAGGTAGAAAGAAAACTCCAACTGTTTTAAAAGAAATGCAAGGAACTGCAAGAGCTGATAGATTAGTGGAAAATGAAATGACCGCTGATCTTGTTTTGCAACTACCAGAGCCTCCAGAATTACTATCAGAAATAGGTGTGCAAGAATGGTATAAAATAACATCTCAATTATTTAACTTAAAAATGTTGCACAATATTGATTTGAGATTGATTGAAAGTTATTGCAATGAGATGGCTCTTTACATTGAATGCGAAATGGAACTAAGAAAAAATGGAAGGGTTGATGTTTTCAAAAATACTAATGGTGATATAATTAGAACTCAAGCAAAGCCATTTGTTAAAATGAAAAATGATGCTTTAAATAATGCATTAAAACTTGCATCTAATTTTGGAATTACTCCAAGTGCTAGAGCAAACATTTCTGTTCCAGTTACTAATAACAATACACAAATAAATAATTACTTTGAGTAAATATTACTTTGATAAAAAAGCCGCAGAAAAAGCCATTGGTTTTATTGAAACTTTTGTAACACATACAAAGGGTGAGCTTACTGGTCAGCCATTAAAATTAGAGAAATGGCAAAGTAAAATTGTTGGTGATATATTTGGTTGGAAAAATAAAGAAACAAATCTAAGAAAATATAGAACTGTATTTATTGAAGTGCCAAGAAAAAATGGCAAGTCAACTTTATGTGCTGCCATTGGATTGTATATGCTTTACGCTGACGAAGAAAGAGGGAGTGAAGTTTATAGTGCAGCTGGTGATAGAAGTCAAGCTGGTATTGTTTTTGAAATTGCTAAAGGAATGATTTTGCAGAATCCAGAACTATCTCAAAGAGGCAAAGCATATAGAAATTCTATTGTTAATGAATCAAAGGGAAATTTTTATCAAGCTATAAGTTCAGATTCAAAAACAAAACATGGATTTAATGCTAACTGCATAATCTTTGATGAATTACATACTCAGCCTAATAGAGATTTGTGGGACACATTAACAACATCAACTGGATCAAGAAGGCAGCCATTGACAATTGCAATTACAACAGCTGGTTATGATAAGCAATCTATATGTTATGAAATATATACTTACGCAAAAAAAGTTTTAGAAGGAACTATAAAAGATGAAAGTTTTTATTCTGTTATATATGAATCAGATAATGATGATGACATTACATTAGAATCAACATGGAAAAAAGCAAATCCAAATTATGGTATTAGTTTGAAAAAAGAATATATGCAAAGGGAAAGTCAAAGAGCTGTTGATGTTCCATCATATCAAAATACATTTAGGCGTTTAATGTTAAATCAATGGACAGATTCACATAGTGCATGGCTTACATCTGGTGAATGGAATGCTTGTTATGAAGATTTTGATTATAGTATTTTAGAGGGAAAAGAATGTTGGGGTGGACTTGACTTAGCATCTACAAGAGATTTAACTGCATTTGTTTTATTATTTAATGTTGATGGCAAGTTTGTTTTTATTCCATACATATTTATCCCAGAAGAAAATGCAAAGAAAAGAAGTGAAAGAGATGGGGTTGATTATGTTGCATGGCTAAGAGATGGGCATGTTTATGCAACAGCTGGTGATGTTACTGATTATAATTTTATAAAAGCAAAAATAAATGAGCTATCAAAAAAATATAGGATTCAAAGCATTTGTTACGATAGGTGGAATGCCTCACAATGCGTAATTGACTTACAGAATGATGGGGCGAACATGGACCCTTTTGGTCAAGGATTTGTATCAATGTCAATGCCAACTAAAACTTTAGAGGCTGAGATATTAGCAAAAAATATTATCCACAATAACAATCCATGCATTAATTGGTGCATGAGCAATGTTGCTTTACAAGAGGATCCAGCTGGAAATATTAAGATAGCAAAAAATAAATCAAAAGAAAAGGTTGATCCAATAATTGCATTAGTCATGGCTTTAGGCTGTCATTTAACAACTGAGAGTAGTGATAGCGTTTATGATGAAAGAGATATTTTGGTTTTATAAAATGTTAAAAAATAATCTTTAGTTTGTTTTTTTAAAAATGAATTGTATTGTATTATTGTGAAAATAATAATTTCACATTGACTTTACTCGAAAGAATTACAAACGTATTCATTCCTCCTAAAACTCAAAAAAGAGATTTATCTCTTAACACAATTTTTCCAGATGCTAATGTTTTTGATACTGACAAAGCCTTAACGCTTACTGCGGTTTGGTGTGCAATTAGATTACTTGCAGAATCAGTTTCATCACTACCTATTTCTGTTTATACAAAACAAAAAAATGGTGATAAATTAGAGGACACAAAAAGCCCAATTTATAAACTTGTAAAATTCAAGCCAAATTATTATCAAAATAAAATAACTTTTTTTGAGTTTATTATGCTTAGCATTTGTACAGAAGGAAACGCATATGTTAAAATTGTAAGAAATAATTCAGGAACTCCAGTTGAATTAATATGTTTAGATCCGGAAATTGTAAATGTTGTTATAAATGATAATCAATTATATTATCAAACAGAAAGCGGTGTGCTTGATTCTGCAGATGTTTTACATTTTAAAACAATAACTGATGATGGTTTTACTGGAATAAGTCCTATTGATCAATGTGCTAAAGCTTTAAAATGGTCAGAAAGTTTAGAACAATTTGGTTCGACATTTTTTTCAAATGGCGCAAAACCAAGTTCAATATTGCAAACAGATAGAGCTTTAAGTGATACAGCTTTACAAAGATTAAAAACAAGCTTTAACAATAACTATGGTAAACTAAAAAATAGTAATTCAACTATTGTATTAGAGGAAGGATTAACATTTAAGCCAATTTCAATAAGTCCAGAACAAGCACAGTTTTTAAGTTCAAGACAATTTAGTATTGAAGAAGTGGCAAGAATATTTAACGTGCCCCCACATATGTTGAAAGATTTAAGTAAATCAAGTTTTAACAATATTGAAATGCAATCTCAAGAGTTCTTAACTTACACACTCATGCCTTATATAAATCGCATTGAAGCTGAGATGAATCTTAAACTATTTAGAACAAATGAATTAGGTAAAACATTTGTTGAGTTTAATGTAAATGGATTGTTGAGAGGTGATGTAAAATCAAGAACTGAGGCATATAAAACTGCAATTACAAATGGTTATATGTCAATAAATGAAGTTAGACAAAAAGAAAATATGAACTCTATTGAAGGTGGTGATAAACATTTTATGCAAATGAATATGACAACAATAGACAAAGTTGGTGAAGATGCCTAGCATTCAATGCGACAATGGCAAATGGAAATGGGGTGAAAATGGCTCTTGCATTTATGATTCTAAAAAAGAATCTGATGACGCAAATAGTGATTACAGAGCAATAAGTGATATTGACTTTACTCCAACGCAAGGCATGATTGATGAGGCTAAGAAAGGAAAAGAATGGCGTGAAGAATTTGGCAGAGGTGGAACTGAGGTAGGATTAAAAACAGCCAATATGATTATCAGTAACTCATTATCAGCTGATAGAGTAACAAGAATGTATAGTTACTTACAAAGGCATGAAGTTGATAAACAAGGTGAAGGTTTTAGCCCAGATGAGGATGGCTTTCCAAGTGCTGGTAGAATAGCTTGGGCATTGTGGGGTGGTGATGCGGCTGTTAAATGGAGTGAAAGAAAAAGAAATGAAATAATTGCAGAGGAAAAAAAAGATGAAAGAAATTTAAAAAATTATAATCAAATGGAAAAAAGAATTTTTAATATAGAAACAAGAGTTGATTCAACTGAAGATGGTAAAGATTTAGTTGTTGGACATGCTAGTGTTTATGATTCAAGATCAAACAATCTTGGTGGCTTTTATGAGTTTATAGAAAGAGGAGCATTTACACCAGAACTAATTAATTCATCAGATGTTAGAGCTTTAATAAATCATGATCCTAATTTAATTCTTGCAAGAAATACATCTGGAACTTTAAATTTAACAGCTGATGAAAGAGGATTAAAATATGAATTTGAAATGCCAGAAACATCTTATGGAAAAGATTTAGCTATCTCAATGAAGCGTGGTGATATCACACAAAGCTCATTTGCATTTACAGTTGCAGAAGATGACTGGTCAACTGATGATGAAGGTAACAACATTAGAACAATCAAAAAAATTGATAGGCTTTACGACGTCTCTCCTGTAACATATCCAGCTTACAACATGGCTGAATCTGATTTAGTTGTTGCAAAAAGAGGATTAAAAGAATATCAAGAAAGTTTAGTTGATGAAACTAAAGAAAAAATTATTGAAGAAAAAGAAAACAATTTAGTGAGAAATTCTCTTATCTCATTAAATATTGAATTAAAAAAGAGAAAATAAATTTAAAAAATTATAAAATGAAAACATCAATTATTTTAAAGGAGGAAAGATCAGACATTATTTCTCAGTTGGAAAACATTAAAGATGTTGCTACAACTGAGGAAAGAGATTTAACCTCTGACGAGAACAGTCAAGTTGATGGATTATTAGCGGAAGTTGATAATCTTGATTCTAAGATTGAAAGAGCTGAAAAAATGGAAACTATAAAGCGTAACGCTGCAGTTGTTTCTGGAGTTACAGCTACAAAAAAAGATAAAGACTTAGAAAAATTTACTTTTCAAGGTGCTGTTAGAGCGGCTTACTCTGGTGATTTATCAGGAATTTATAAAGAAATGGATCAAGAAGCTAGAGCAAAAGCAAGATATACAGGTCAAAACTATAGAGGTGTAGCAATACCATCTTCTATTTTAACAAGAGCTCAAGATTATGTTGATACAACAAATCAAAATTCTATAAGAACTATGAGTTTTACAGACCAGTTACAAAGTAATCTTGTATTAGCTTCAGCCGGAGCGAATACTTATTTTGGGGTAGAAAACATGAAGCTACCAGTTATAAGCGGAATTACTTCTGCATGGCAACCAGAAACTGGTGGAACAGAAGCTGATGGTGAAGGTACTACTACAAACGTTACTTTAACACCTAATAAAATTATTTCTATAGTAAATGTATCGCAAGAATCTATGGTTCAAAATTCTTCATTAGAAGGTGCTTTACAAAGAAACATGGCTGCAAGTATAGCTTCTTATTTAGAAACTGCTTTATTAGATACAGGTAATGTAACAAATGCCCCAGCTTCTATTTTTGCTACTGCTGCTGCTGGTTCAACTGCTGCTTTTAGTGGTGCTACTGCATCTGCATTAGATAACACATACATTGGTAACAAAGGAACTTACGAAGGTGCAAGAATGGCTTACTTAATGGATGGTGATGCTTATGCAGACATTAAAACTTCTCCTTTAGTAAGTAATGTATCTGCTGCTTATGATATGAGAGATAAAACTGTTAATGGCATGTTTGCTTTTGTTAGTTCTAATGTTGCTGCTAGTGGTGCATCTAATAAAGGGCATGTACTTTATGGAGATTTCTCAAAAGTACACATTGCACAGTTTGGTGGTCTTGATCTTTTATTTGATCCATACACTTATGGAGGAATTGGAATTCCAAGATTAATTGTAACTTCATTAGTTGATGGTGCTGCTGTACAAAATTCAACAGCTTTTGCAAACTTAATTGAGGCTTAATAATTAATATTTAATTCAGAAAAGGGGTGGTGGACTTACCATCATCCCTTTTTTTATAACTAAATAATATGAAAACATATCAAGTAATAACAGCTGCAACAACATATCCAGTAAGTTTAACAGAGGCAAAATCACATTTAAAAGTTGATACTACCGCAGATGATACTTACATTGAATCTATTATAAAAGCTGCAACACAATTAAGTGAAGAGTACACCAATAGATTTTTTATTGATACTGTTATTGAACAATATGCAAGTAGTTTTGCTGAATTACAAACATTGTTTAAAAGCAAAGTTCGTTCAGTTGATCATGTTAAATATTATCCAAGTAGTACAACAACAATACCTTCAACAATTTCAAGTCCATCTGGTGGCTCTGGTTATACTGATGGAACGAATGTTGAAACATTAAGTGTAAATGGAACTGGGTTAACAGTTGACATAACAACAAGTGGAGGGGCTGTTCAAACTGCAAGAATAAATCAAGCTGGTAGCGGTTATAACATTGGAGATACTGTAACAATTACAACAACTGGTCCTCCAAGTTCACAATTTACAATTACATCATTAGGAACAACATCAATTAATGTTTTATTAAATAATGATATTTATAATGCTCAATTAAATTATGAGCCATCACAAATACAATTAGTTGATGGACAAAATTTTCCAACAATAACAAAAAGAAATGATGCTGTTTTAGTTAGATACACAGTTGGATATGGAAGTTCAGCAAGTGATGTTCCAGAAATAATTAAACAAGCTATACTTTTAACTATCGGGAATTTCTATTCTAACAGACAATCTGTGATAACTGGTAAAACTGCAACTGAGTTGCCACAAAATAGTAAATGGTTGCTTGATACTTATAAAGTTCAAATAGTAGGATGACAATAGGTGAACTAGATAGAAGAGTTGAAATTTATAATGTTAGTACATCAAGGAATGATTATGGTGAATTGACAAGGTCATATAGTGCTTTTCGTACAGTTTGGGCTGCGATAGAATGGAGAGGCGGAAGTGAAGGGGTTGATCAATCAGAAAAAATAACTGGCATGACTAAGTTGCACATATATATTAGAAATTTAGACATGAACAATTTAACTTTACAATCAAGATTAACTTATGATGGTAAATATTATTTTCCAAAAGTAATTAATCAGATAGATGGAAGAACTGCGTTTTTAGAAATAATTTGTGAAAATAAAGATTAATGGCAAAATCTAACGTAACAGTTTTAGGCACAAAAGAATTAAATGATATGTTTATGCAACTACCTAAACAAATCAAAAAAAATACTGTATGGCAAAAATTCTGGAGAAAAAACTCAAAGCCTTTTATTGATGCTGCAAAATCAAATTTGAATAGCTTAAAAGGCCAAGAAAATCAGTCAAATAAAAAAAGAACTGAAACACTAAAAAGAAGTATAGGATATTTTACAACAAGAAGGAGTAGAAAATTTTTAGGAGGTTTTGTTGGTCCAAGAGTTAAAGGTGCATACAGAAATGAAAAAAGTGGATATTATGGAGCATGGGTTGAGTATGGAGGTCAAGTAAAATTTGGAGGCAGAGGATTTGGAGAGGATCAGCCATTTATTGAGCCATCATGGAAAAGTAATTATTTAAAAGTAACACAAAATGCTATGGGTGATGCTGAGTTTATTATGGCAAAAGCTATAAAAAGTCATGAGAAAAAGTTACAAAAATATGGTAAATTTGGAGTGTAATGCAAATAGGTAAATCAATATATTATATTTTAGTAAATGACACTGATGTCAGTGCTTTGGTTGGCACTAGGATATTTCCTAATGTAGCACCTCAAACAACTACTTTTCCTTTTATCATTTATGATGTTACTGGAGTAAGTCCAAATGACACAAAAGAAGGACCAAGTACATTAGACACTAATGATGTTATGATTTCATGTTATAGTGAAACATATTCTGAAGCATCTGATTTAGCTCAAAAAATTAGAGTTGCAATGGATAGAATTAATGAAGGACTTTATAATGATGAAACAATTCAATCAAGTCAATTTCAAAGTTACAATGATATATTTGACGACACTAGCGGTGATGCTGGTATTTATAGAAAGGCTTTAGATTTTGAGATTAGACAAATAAATCCAACAAATTAATATAAATAAATATGAAAATAAAATTACAAAAAAACTGGAGGTATGCTGGTCAAGTAATTATGGCTGGAACTCAAATAGAAATAAACAATCAAGAAACTATTGCTTATTTAAAAGATAATGGTTACTTAAAAGAGAAAAAAGAAAAAAAGGCAAAAGAAAAAATTGCTAAAGAAAATAATTAATTAATATAAAAAATAAAAAGAAATGGCTATTTTAAATGGAACTGAATTAAAAGTTTATAGCACTGGAACAACTAATCTTGTTGCTTTTGCTCAAAACTGTACATTGAATGTAAATCATTCACCAAGAGAAATTACAAACAAAGAATCAGCTGGAAATAAAGAAATATTAGAAGGGTTAAGAGATTTCTCTATTGATGTTGATGGTGCTTATGCATGGACTGATGCAAGTGGTGCGGCTTTAACTAATGGGGCTGATGACTTATTGCAAACAAAACTTTTAGCTAGTAGATTAAAAGTTGATTTTATCTTTGGTGATACAGCTGCAACACATGATGTTAGTTATGCTGGAAGTGGTTATATCACATCAATGAGCTTTACTGGTGGAACTGAAGACACTGCAACTTATTCAATGACTATTGAAGGAACTGGTGCTTTAACTCAAACAGTACAATAAAAATCTAGGTGATTAGCTTAGGCACTGATTTTTGTTTAGTGCCTTTGCTATGATCCTTATAAACTAAACAAAAAAATGAATTATACTTTTATAGAAATAAATAAAAAAAAGCTACCGATAAAATTTGGATTTAATGCTTTAAGAAAATATAGCTCTAAAACAAAAACATCATTGCAAGATTTAGATAAACTTGGAACAGATATGACTTTAGATGATGCATTAAATTTAATTTTCTGTGGTATTGAAGATGGTTACAGAGCTGCAAAACAAGAATGTGAAATAAGTATTGATGACTTAGCTGATTTAATAGATGGTGATTTTGATAGTATTGGAAGGGCTATGGAAATCTTAGCTGAACAAATGGGAGGTAGTAATGAAAAAAAGCCGAAAGCCAAGAAGTAGAAAAAAAACTTTCTTGGCGTGATTTAGAAAAAATTGCTTTCGGTTATTTAGGAATGGGAGTTGATGAATTTTATGATTACTTACCTAAACATTTTTGGAATAAGTTAGATGGCTTTTATGAGCTTGAAAACATAAGAGAAAAAGGAAGGTGGGAAAGAACAAGATGGCAAACAACATTGCTTTTAAATATACAAATAGCAAAAGGTAAAAAGTTAAAGCCAACTGATTTGATAGAATTTGAATGGGACAAGAAACAAAAAGAAATAGATTATAAAAAGTTGAAAGAGAAAGCTGAGTTTATTAAAAAAATGAGTGAGCATGGCAAATAAAAGTGTAGGTTTTTTAACTATTGCATTTGGAGCTGATTTAAGAGGCTTTGATAAAGCAATGAAAAAGGCTCAAAGAAGTATCAAAAAATTTGGTACTAATATGCAGCGTACTGGTAAAAATTTAAGTAGAAACTTAACATTGCCATTAGCCGCATTTGCAGCGGCATCTGTTAAGGCTTTTGATACTCAAGCTAAAGCTGAAACCAAATTACTTACAGCATTAAAAGGGCGTGAGGATGTACAAAAAAGATTAATTGCTCAAGCTAAAGAATTACAAACACAAACTTTATTTGGTGATGAAGAAACAATAGCGGCTCAAGCTATGTTGGCCACAATGGGATTAGAGGAAGAGGCTATTATGAGGCTTATTCCTTTAGTTCAAGATATGGCAACTGCAAAAGGAATGAATCTTGTTCAAGCCGCAGATTTAGTTGCTAAATCGGTAGGTAGTTCAACAAACGCATTAAGTAGGTATGGAATAACAATAACTGGGGCGGTAGGTAGTCAAGAAAGATTAAACACAGCAACTGAGGCTTTAAATAAAGCATTTGGTGGACAAGCTGAAGCTGTTTCAAAAGTTGGACTTGGTCCATTAACACAATTAAAAAATATATTAGGTGATTTGTCTGAAGATATTGGAAAGATTATTTTACCTACATTAAATGATTTAGCAAAAGATGTAAAAGAATTAGCATTAAGATTTGATGGTTTAACTGATGCTACTAAAAAAAATATTGTTAAATGGGGGGCGATAACTGCGGCTGTTGGTCCATTTCTAATTTTAATAGGCAAAACATTTACATCAATAGCTTTTTTAATACCATTAATTGTTAGGTTAGGAGGGGCGTTTAAAAAATTAAGCATTTTAATGTTTAATCTTATTAAGAAAAATCCATGGCTTTTATTAGCTACTGGTATTGCAGCAATTGGAGTAGCTATTGCAGATACTTTAGGGGCATTTGATAAGTGGTTAGGAACAGAGGATGAGGTGCAAGAAGAAACTGATAAAACTACCGATTCAATAAATGAGTTAAATGAAGCTCTTTTAAAAGTAGATAAAACAATAACAAAAGTAAGTTCTAACAAACCACAAATATTTAAAGATTTAGTTTTTACTCCAACACAGCCTTTAGGTGAATTTATGTCACCAATATCAGATCAATTTAATGAGGATATTTCATTAGCATCCGAACAATTTGGAGAATTTGGTGAAAAATTAGAATTTGTTAGTGAAAAACAAAAACAATTAAATGCTGCAACACAATTATTTGGTGATGTTATGTTTAATGCAATGATGGACGCAGCAAATAGTCAAGAAGGATTTTTTAGTTCTTTTGTTCAAAATATGAAAAAAGCAATAAAACAATTATTGATTCAATTAGCTGTAATGACTGCAATTAACATATTACTTGGAGGAAAAGGAATGACATTAAGCAAAGCATTTTCAGCTGCAAAAACATCTATTTTAGGTTTACAATCTGGAGGATTAGTTACTGGTCCAACAATGGCTTTAGTAGGTGAAGGAGCTGGAACAAATGCAAGTAATCCAGAAGTTGTTGCTCCATTAGATAAATTAAAAGGAATGATAAATGGAGGAAGTGGCTCACAACAAATTGAGGTGTTTGGACGTATAAGTGGAAATGACATTTTTATTAGTAATCAAAGAGGTGCATTAGGTAGGTTAAGAACAGTATAATTTATGGCGTTTGGAAAAAAGTTTTATTCATCATATAAGAGTAATAATAATTTAGATTATTATTTAGAAATTTGGATTGATGGTCACACTGGTGGAAATACAGAGCTTACAATGGGTGCTAAAGGTCCAGTCATTGAATATGAAACAGATCAAGAAGATAGGTTTTCACCAATAATTAGTTCATCATGTAAAATTCCTTACTTAGTAGAAGATAATATTGATTCAGCTTTTGTTGATACATTAAGAACAACATATCAAGAAAGGCAAGTTTACATTCATATTTACAGAGCAAGTTCATCAACATATCACACAGTTGCTCCATTATGGTCTGGTTTCTTAGTAATGGATTTAGGCGAAGGACAAGATAAATCATTTCCTTATGTTCAAGAATTAAAATTTGTTGATGGTCTAGCATTATTAAAAGATATTGATTTTGTTAATTTAAATGTTACTGGTGGAACCCCTCCTTATGAGGAAAGGGTGCAAGGAAATTATGATGAAGTAAATATGTATTTTGGACCAGGTACTTACATTTACTGGTTTAGAGAAATCTTGGCTAAAACTGGTGCATCATTAACAGATCAAGGGTCAACTTTAAATTATGGGTTTACAACATCTGTAAATTGGTATAATGGCGACATGAATAACACTGGACAAAGTTCAGACCCTTTACATAAGACCAAATGTCAAGTGTCAATGTTCCACCGAAAAGATGACCAAGAGGTTTATTTTCCTGATAATTGTTATAATGTTTTAAAAGAATTATTAAGACACTGGGGTGCAAGAATTACTTATTGGAAACATGAATTTTATATTGTACAAATACCAGAATATATTACTGGAGAGAGTGGGACAATAGACAATCCACAAAACAACAACAGTAGAGTTTATAGTAATCTTGGATCATATCAAGGAAGTCAAGACCATTTAGGTTCTACATATTGGACAAGATATTTTCAAGAAATATCAAACACAAAAATTAGTAAATTAACTGGAACTAAATATGAATATTTACCAATTGTTAAACAAGTAAACGCTGATTTTTTATCTTTTTCATCAAAAAGTGTTTTTGGTGGTTTTCCATTTGGTGCAACAGCATTAGATCAAGAGGTATTTCAAGGCACTTTAAATAGTCCATCTACCGCTGATTTTCTTTGGTTGTCAATACCTTTGGACTGGGCATGGGATTGCCCTAATTTTCCTCAAGGTCACGAATCTGGTTGGTGGTCATCTATAAAATTTAATTTTTATGCTAGTGATGGCACAACTACTTATTATTTACAATTTGACAGTACAAGTCAAACTTTGCCTTATTATTGGGTTGATAGTGCCAACTGGACTCCTTTAGGACCTAGGTCTCCAAGATATATAATAAGCTCAAAAAGTTTAAACGTTACAGCTCATGTTGGTTTTGAGCAAAAAATTCCATTTAAAGATTCAAGTGGTAATGCTATCACAATGACTGGTGCATGGAGTTTTTATTTGGATTTACATTCTACTGGAACAGCAACTGGTTATGGAAATTCTGGTTCAAATCCTGGTTGTTTTTATTTAAATTTTAGTGGTTATACTAATCCACCAAGAATGAGAAATCCAAATGTTGGTGTTCTTTTACCAACTCTATCTGGAAATGTAAATTCTGGAACTGTTAGTTGGTCAAATTCATTGCAAGATTCACAAGGTTCAATTACTATTAGTACAATAACAAATCCATCTGGTTTTAATGCTGGAACATCTCAAGATGACATTAGGTTTGCAACAACATCACCTTTTCTTGGATTGCTACAATTATTGACTGATGGACAAAGTGCAGCTTTTGGTCAAAGTTATAATACTTTAAATACATCAAGTGCGGCTGCAAAAGCCAATTCAGACCAGTTTGATTTTGGTCGTTTATTGTGGGGGGATTCTACTGAGTTTGCAAGAAGTAGTTTGCAAGTTTTTGATGGCTCTAATTATGTAAATACAACTGCAAGTGGATTGTGGGGAAGAGGAACATTAACTGGTTCTAAAACATTTACACAATTACTACTTGATGAATTTTTATATGGTCAAACAAAAATAATTATAAGCCCATCAATGAGGTTAATTGTTGGTGAACAAAATAAAAACGAAACTCAAGGTTCAGCTACAAGACCAAGATATGTTAATCCAATTGGTAAACTAAGAGAAACAAGAGATGGCACTGACCCAGAATATTTTTTCAGAAGAGGTTCTTTTTATACATTATTAGATGAATGGGATTATGAAGGTTATCAAATTATAAGAAATGAAGTAACAACAACAAATCAAAATAATTCAATCGGTAGTTCTGGAGGAAATCAATCAAATGCTCCAAACAATTCCGCAATGATGACTAATCCAACAACTCAAGCGTTGGCACAAAATAGCCCATTGGCTTATATTAGTCAAACTATTCCAGCAACTGGGTCTAATGTTGCTGTTAATGGTAACTTTAATGTTGCTACTGGTTGGACTTTAGGAACTGGCTGGACCATTGACACAACTGAAAAAAAG